CAGCTAATTGATTAACGAGGACATAACTAACCTCAAGAGCATCACCAGCTTCCTGGTATGACATGCCCTGAGCTACAAGCTTTTGAATTTCGGGCATAACATCTTCCCATTTACGAGGCATGGGACGAACAGGAGGACAAGCTAAGACCACATCAGCTTCAAGACTGTCAGAAACTTTTTTGATTGCCATGAAAATTGCAAGATTCTACATTACAGATGGTACTGCACATTGGTGGGTAGATGCCCCGTGGTCACAACGCCATGATGTAGATGCAGGTGTAGCAATGGATGGGCACAAAATTTACCATGTGTCTTTCCCAAGTATCCAAGATAAGACAACCCGCCCAACAAAAAGGGGATTACCGCTAAAGGCAGCTCGCTATTTGCAGCACATGGCTTAAACTAGAGCATAAACCGCTGTCGCTATGCCAACGCTGATCGCTACTGTAGGTGGGACGACCTCGAACTCGTATATCACGGTAGCTGCGGCGACGGTATATTTTGGCGACCGCTTAGGTAATGCAAACTGGGGGGCAGCGACTGCCGATGATAAAGCAGCAGCACTGATCACAGCAACGAGCTGGCTGGAAAGTTTGGAATATTACGGTGATCGTGCCAGTACAACGCAGGCATTGAAATGGCCGCGAACGGATGTCAGTTGTGATGGTGTAGAAGCGGATGCAACTTACATCCCGACCGATATTCAGGCGGCAGCTGCCGAAACAGCGCAAGCATTGATCACAACACCAACGTTAATGCGCGGCTCCACAACAGGCCCTGGAGCGTATGAGAAGGTGGAATTAGAGGATCTTAAGGTGCAATATCGCAGCACAGATGCAGTGTTATCAGTCGATAATATTATTGATGTGTTGCCGTGGCTAAAAAGCTACTTGCGTTGCTGGGTACGTAACGTATCTAATGTACGTCAAATCCCTACCTATAGAAACTAATGGCTGCTGTAGACGACACGTTCGGCCCTATCCCCAGTCCTTTGATTGACAAGTGGGGGATTCCTATCACCTACATAAAAGCTGGGACAGACAGCTACAACACCACAACAGGTGCAGTAACCGTAACTGACATTAATGTAACATTAAACGCGATTATTACAGTAGTCAGCAAGGAAGAAAGTGAAGGTGTGTACCAAACTGGCGACCTTAAAGTTTATATAGCCGCAGCATCGCTACCGGCTTACCAGCCTTCAATCCGTGACCGTATCCAATATCTTGAAAACGGTGTAAGCCGTGAAGCGCGGATCATAGAAATCAAAACTTACCGTGGCGCAGCACCTATATTTTTCAACATTGTAGCGAGGCCAGAGTAATGGCAAAAGACCTTAAATTCTTAGTAAAAGACTTAAAAGCGGAAACAATAAGAGCGGCACAGACAGCCTGTGTGGAGATTATGAACGGCCTAGTAAAAGCAGGCCCAGGGTATAGCGGAGAGTTCTCTTCTGCCTGGTATGCGTTACCTCGGGGAGATTCACCTGGCGGCCCACGCAGTAGGTCAGGGTTGTACAAATACGATTTACGTAATGTACCAGCGGCCCGTTTTGAAACATCAGGAATGTGGTATACCATTGTAAATGGAGCCCCTCACGCAGATGTAGCTATGGATCTAACTCCTTACGTGTACGAAGAATTTAGTGGGGATGCAATTAAAAAGCAGACACGCGGTTTCCGATTAAAGAATGCAACGCGAGGAGACTTAAGCGGTACTTCAGGCCCAAATACTCGCACAGCCCCAGAAGATTGGTGGCCGACGTATAATGTTGGCGGAGCCCTTAGTAAAGATTTGGCTAGAGGATTTAGAACAGGTTTTGGTAAAGCAACGGGGTTTAGCTAGTGAACTACCAAGCAATCCGAGCAGCCTACGAAGCACCAATAGCAACAGCCTGCGCTGCGTTAAGTCCTGCCGTCCCAGTCTTCTTCGATAACCTAGCCGCATCTACCCTAACCAGTACAAGCGAATATGTAATGGTAAACATTACATTTGGCTTAACAACAGAGGTAGCATTAAAAGCGGATTTTGATTATGTACGTGGGGCAATCATTTGTCGTATCCATACCCCAAAAGGTAAGGGCTCAGTTCGCAACCAGACAATAGTTGCTGCAATAACAGGAGCATTCCAGACATTAAACGCAACTCCACGCGCAGCTGGTGCGGGTGTATATGCCCGCGTAAACCAGATTGACGGGCCTACTTTTGACGCACCAGTAGATCTACCACACTACATAGGTAGATTTAGCTGTGGTTTTATTGCTTCTGTTTACCCTTAACTGCATATCTTAACTGGCGCGTTAGAATGTAGAGAGCCGGGCCGCGCCCGCATACCGTCGCCCCTTTTCCTATGGCAGCCACAGTTCTATCCGGTACGTCCGGCGCTCTCTACTACAAGCCCGCTGGCACTAGTGTCGAACTAGCGGCATCAGCATTTCCAGCATCTGGCTCCAGTATTCAAGTTGGCGCATATCTGGGGTTTAAGGTAAATGACCCCGTAACGCTTGCTTATCCTGCTGGCGCAGTCACAACAGACGCTATTACAGCAGGCGCTGGGTTTGTTCTTACATATGACGCGACTACAGGCGTAATGACACTTAGCGCTACCGCAGGCGGTTCGGCACTAACTGCAACTGGATTGCCTACTACTTTCGGTGGGTTGTTTGCAACTATTGCATACACCGATTTTGCTGCCGTAGCTTCAGTTCAAAACTGGAGTTTTAATATCACCCGCGCTGAAATTGACACCACAACCATCGGCCAAGCTGTTGGTCAGTATGCACCATTCAGAAGCTACATCCCAGGTTTTGCCGAGGGTGATGGCACGGCATCTGTGTTTGTGACCAGTGATGACACAGCACTAGCTAACCGCATGGTGGAAGACGTACTACAACGTCAGCAAGTAGGCGCCGCCTTCAAGCTGTACACCGACAAGGGTACAACCGAAGCGCTATCACGCAGTATCGCGATGGAAGCCACGCTTTTGAGTGCTTCATTCAACATCAACCCTGATGATGCCCAGATGGTGGAAATCACTTTCCGTCCAAATGGCGTACCTACATTCGACTTCTCTACTACTACATAAGGAGTAAACCGATGGCGAACCCCAAACCACCCAACCAAATCCCATGCGGTGCTGGCTAAGGAAGGCTCAACTATAAAGTTGATCCGTTACGGCCAGCAGGGTGTGAGTGGATCGCCTCCTCGCGAAGGTGAATCAGCAGCAGATAAGGCAAGGCGAGCATCATTCAAAGCTCGCCACGCCGCTAATATTGCCAAAGGTAAAATGAGCGCTGCGTGGTGGAGTTCGCAAACGAAATGGTAAGCCTACTCCTGCTACACTAGAACCGTAACACTCAGAGTTTTTATGGCTGCCACGCCCGCACTTCGCGCTATTGACCGTTTACGTAAAGCGGCAAATTTAACTCCAACCAAGAAAACAGTTGAGTTAAGCGATGGCACCACATTTGAGCTGTGGCGTACACCTTTAGTTGCAGCAGAACGGGAACGCGCACAAAAAGCTGCAAAATCCGAAGATGCTACTGCTTTTGCACTACAGCTATTAATCCAGAAAGCTACTGATGAGAATGGCACAAAGCTATTTGCAGCGGCTGAAATTGATGTACTTAAAAATGAAGTACGTGACACGGATCTACAAGCTCTTATGCTGGCGATCCTGTCAAGCGACGAAGAGACTGAAATCGACCCCAAGAACTAAAGGCGCAGCTCAAAAAGGACAATTGGCTGATGCTCCAGCTCCACATCTGTAAGGAGCTGGGGCTAACGCTGTCTGAACTGCGCCACCGCATGACGGAAGAAGAGATAGTGCTGTGGAGCGTATTTTTTGAGATTTTAAACGACCAACAGGACGAAGCGATGCGAAAAGCAAAACGGCGCTAGACTAGATCTAGCGTAACCGTCGAACGTGGCAAATTATTCCGCAAAAATTGATGTAATAATTGCCGGATTAAGGGAAGTAAATCTTTTAGAAAATAGATTAGAAAAAATAAATAGTATTATAGCGACTTTAAACAAGACACGGGTAGCACTAAACGTAGGTGGACGGGGACAAGAGAGAGACTTATCTGGCAAGTTAAGTAAGGAGGTAAATGACTATGTACGAGAGTGGGTAAATGGAAATAAAAATATAGGCAAATCTATTGCAGATGTTTCTCAGCAAGTTCAACAGTTTAGTCAGTTGTTAGATGAAACCGCTATGGCGGGATCAGATCCTAAACAAGCAGGAGCTATTAGAAATTTAGCCACTGCATGGGCAGACACAACTAAGGCCGCAGATAGATACGGCAAAAAGCTAAATGATATACAAAGGCAGGCGTTAGGTTTACAAGCCCAAGGAGTGCGCGATGAACAGGTATACAGACGTTTAAATGCAGTTCAATCTGCAAGATTTAAGAAGAAGCAAAAACAACAACAGAAAGAGCAAGAAGCCCAAAAGAAACAGGCTAGGAATCAGCGAGCCGAGTCCATAGCCCTAGGCGTTGGCTTCCCCTTGATGTTCGGTGCGGGGCCTGCTTCTGTAGCTGGTTCATTAGCAGGTTCGTTTGCGGGAAGTGGTTTTGGGGGTCAAATTTTAGGTGGTGCGTTAGGCCAGACTTTAGACGATGCAGCTAAATCAGCCGCCGATTTTGCCCGCAGCATGCGCGAGGGTGGAGATGCAGCTGGATATTTAACTGAAAAACTCGGTTATTTAAATCCCGAAACCAAAGCTTTAATACAAAACGCGCAGCAAAGCGGTCAAACAGCAAAAGCTGCTGCTATGGCACAACAGGAATTAGCAAATGCTATCGGGGGATCGGCAGCTACAGACTTAAAAAACTATGGTGAGTTGTGGGACTTTACCGGTCGTCAATTCCAGAAATTTACCTTGCTTCTTCAAGCAGGTATGCCCCAAATAATTGCGCAGACTTTAGCGGCTGCTACAGGTTTAACAGGTTTATATGCAGTTGTATCAAAACTACCGGTAATAGCCGGGCTAGCAGGGATGGTAGCACCAAAAGAAAAACCAGAAACTGTAGAAGCACAAACAAAAACAAAAGAGTTAAAGGAACAACTTGCTATAGCAAAAGCAAACTATCAAGTCTCACTACAAAACAATACTGCTAACAGCCAGGGTTATCTAATATCAAAAAGACAAGCAATACAAACCGAGAAAACCGTTAAGTATAACGAAATTATACGCGACCTAGAAAGTCAAAAAATTAGCAAGAAGGATAAGATAACAAAAATTCTAGCACTGGAGCTGAATGTTACACAGCAGTTACGAGATGTGGATAAGGAACGTGTCCAAATGTTAGATCGAACCAACCAGGCTGCTTTAGCCCAACAGCAGGCTACACAGCAGGTAAGTTTAATACAGCAGCAAGTACAACTGGCACAGGAACAGAATACTGCGAGCAATGTACGCAAAACATTTTTACAGGGGCAGATCAGTATCCAACAAGCCTTAAACGCTCAAGAGGCTGTATCCTTACAACTTAATCAAGAACAAAATAAACAGCAGCGCGATAGGAATGAAAATAAGGTCAAAGAGTTACAAGCACAACGAGATATAGCAACAGCAAACGTAGAACTTGCGCAACAGCAAGCGGCACAACAGCAGCAGCAAAGTTTGAGAACACTCCAAGTGTCTATGTTTGAAATTGCAAAAAAACGTCTGGGTTTAGAGAGAAATATACGCTCCGTAATGGAGCAGCATCTAGAAATAACGGGAACTTTTTCAGAATTTTACAAAGCACAAAATACAAATATAAAAGAAAATTACAGTGTATCTAAAAATATACTAGACCTAGAAACTAATATAGCTCTGCTACAGAATCCAAGTCTAACTCAAGAAATAAACGATGCTTATCAACAGCGCGTAGTCTTGCTGCAACGAGAATATGAACTGCAAGTAGCAATACAAAAATTACGCATACAAGCAGCTATAGCCGAGAAAAATAAAATAATAGTGGGAGGTGTAATAGAAGCTGGCATGAAAGAAGGTGAATTACAGAGTACTTTGAGTAAGGCCCAGCTTGGTGTGTCTATGCAAGGTAAACCGCAAGCAGAAATAGAAAAGGCACAACTGTTGCTTGACATACAAAAAGAACAAGAACAGAGGCAATTACAGTTTGCTAAAAACA